CACCCCCGCGTAGCATGCTGGCCAGGGCCTTGTCGCAATTGTGCACGGGTACAATGTGCATGGACCCATGAATCTCCATGAGTGAAAAACCCATACTGCAGAACCTCGCTTGGATCAACGGTAGGGGTCGCTCAACACCTTCTGGTTCAAACGTTAGCTCAACACCAAACTTGCGCGCAGATTGGCCAACTGAATCAGCAGTGAAGAACTTCTCGATTATATCATGATAAGCCCCGACTTCATCATCCCCTATATCAGCCGAAACCGTCAATTTAGTAAATAGGCGGTAATCGTGATACTCCACAGGGAGCAAGTCGAGGTAAACGCAGATGAAAACCCTCCTACGGCGAAAGGCATTATCCTGGATAGTGTTTCCTTTCCCTGATGTCATGCCGTTATCACCGAACCAGACACTGCCATCCACGTTGACAATGTAGTGGTACACATCCATCATGGCCAAATTAACAAGCCTCTTGGCATTTTCCGGTGTGCGATCACTGGCTCGGAGGAATTCCCACCGCATTCGGTAATCGAGAATAATATCATAGATATGAAATGAAGCATCAAACTTGGAGGCGTCGGAGCTAAGAGCCCTACCGACGGCAGCTAGTTTGCGAAATAACATGCTCCACCCCCCATGGAAAGGGGATAGACCAATGTTGATGCATGTGGCAAGGGGGTTTTCCTGTATGCGCAGGTTCTGGTCCAAGCACAGCCTATGGCTGCATACAACATGGTTGGTGTCCATGGCACCGACAGACCGCGGTGTGTCGGTTTCAAACTTCCGCAGCGGGATAAGTTCCGCTTTGAGCGAGAAGGAACATAATGAGTATATAGGATCGTCTGTTGCCAAGCGATCCCAGTATTGGAGGAGAATCATGGCATCCTCCGAATTGAGGTAGTCAAACTTATCTTTGTAATAAAAGGACCACGGGTAACCTGGGCTCTTAGTGACGTCTATAAAGGTAAGGACCTCACCATAGTCCAAGACACGCGATCCCCCACAAATCGGCATCATCTCACGCTTGAGCCACTCTGACGAAATCTTCATCAGTCGCGCCACAGGCGCGACGTCATATGGTTTCCTGTCATAGCGGCGCATAGCGTTATATGAGCCAATGAGTGTCTTGTGTGCTGCACGGTATTTGTTGACTGCAGGTATTAACATGCCATCCTCAGACGTCACGAATGACAGGAAATCCTGGCAAATCGGATCGGGATAGGATGGTTTAAATACCTTCTTCACCCAGCCAATCAGGCGTAGGTGGTTGTATGCCACTCCGTCTGGCACGGTCCCCCGTACGACGAGAGCCCGAAAACGGGGTGGGTATGGTTTTAACAGATCTTGAATGCTATGCAGCTCTTGATGCGGCCTGAAATTGGTCTGTTCAACTTCAGGCCACATTAGTTTGACGAGCTGGCAGAGGCGGGTAGCGCTGCCGCCTCGCGAGCAGGGGGATCAGGTTGTGGACTCTTCCCTGCCAGGATCGGGCAGTCTGCCGGTTTCTTGCACACCCACTTCTTGTTGTGGTCGTGGCGGCATTTGTCACCGAAACGACATAACCCATGCGCATGGTGGTGACAAGCGCGCGTCTTGGGCTTCGATTCTTTGCCAGCCACAACAGTGGGCATGACAGCTGCCTCCCGAAGCATCTTCATGATGTCACCCGGGTTACGCTTGGGGTCGGAGAACATCTTCTGTGCCTTCTCCAATATTTGCGCCTCACGGATGATGTTGACGTAGTCCTCGGGTTTGGCATCCGGCCGTTGTTGTAAAGCCTTTATCGCAACCATCACATCGATGCGGGGCTGGTCAATGCCTGCCAACTGTACGGAGGGGGTTTCGTTACCCAGAGCAGCTACTTTCTTTTGTAAAGCAGCTATCTGGTCGCGAAACTCCTTAGCCTCCTCAGTGGCCAGGCGTTTGGCCTGAGCATCTGTGATAGATTTCTGCAAGATGCGAACCAATTCCTTGTTATCGGGGAGCGGTTCATCAACAGCAAATTTGACCGTTGGTTTGTTAATGGGTGGCGAGGATGTGGAACTGCCTGTGGCTGCACCCTCTGATTCGCGGCGTATAGCACGCATTGGTGCGGAGTCAATGCCACCGGTCTGCTTGCGAAACTGACGGAGTCGCTCATAAATTGAGCGCGCCTCCGGTGGAATCCGGCTCGCATACTGGTTGAATTGGGCATCCGTCAACTTGTCAGGATCCTCCCAGTCTTCCTCAGCGTCTGGTTCATCATCAGAATCGTATAATAGCACATCGTGCCCATCGTCATCAACACCCATAGTGTAGTGCGACGACAATCCATACTCAAAATTGTCAAACAAGATCGGCTTGCTCGAGCCATCTGGCTGCACCTCATAATGCCAACCCTCTTCGAGCTCTGGATGTGAATCCACATCAGCAGCATGG